CAAATACAAGTAGAACAACAACGTATAATACCGCCCGCGCCACTGGCACGAGTAGAAGTACATCTACAGCGTATACAACAGGTTTTAATACTAGTAGAAATACAGCAGAAAGCAGAAATACTACTACTGCATATAATACTACTACAACATTTAATACTTCAAGAGGCACGGGTGAAAGCAGAAGTACTACCACTGCTTATAACACTACAACCACATTTAACACTAGTAAGAATACAACTACCACCTATAATACGTCAAAAAGTACAGGTGAAAGTAGAAACACGGGTACTAGTAGAGGCACAACAACTTCTTTTAATACAACAACTACATATACAACATCAACAGTATTTAATACGTCTCGAAATACAACTGAATCTAGGAATACTGGTACATCAAGAAATACGACCACAACTTATAACACCTCTAGAGGTACAGGAGAAAGCAGAAATACGGGTACATCAAAAAATACAACTACTACATATAATACTAGTAGAACAACAACGTATACAAGTTATTTTAATACAACTAGGTCAACAACTACAACATTTAATACAAGCACAAGTACCACTACTACGTTTAATACCAGTACAACTACAACTACTGTATATACAACAACGTTTGCAACAAGCAAAACAACAGCAGAATCCAGAAGTACAACTACTACTTATACAACTAATACTGTATTTAATACATCAACCGCTACAGTTACAGCGTTTAATACATCTACTATAACAAGTAAAAGCACAACAACAACTTTTGCTACTAGTAGAAACACAACTGAATCAAGATCTACAACAACTGTATATACAACAAACACAGTATTTAATACGTCTACAGCAACCATAACAGCTTACACGACAACATTCTCAACATCAAGAAGTACAAATACTACGTTTGCTACATCAAGAAATACAACAGAACAAAGAAGTACAACTACAGTATATTCTACTACAACGGCTTATAATACAAGCACAACAACAGCAACTAGTAGAACAACAACTGTATCTACATCTAAATCTACGACTACTGCTTACAACACAACAAGAAGCACTAATACAACATTTGCAACGTCTAGAAATACTCTTGAAACAAGAAACACAACAACTACATATTCAACGACAACTGCGTATAATACAAGTACAACTACATTAACAAATAGAACAACTACTGTATCTACTAGTAGATTAACTAACACAACGTTTAGCACAAGCAGAAGTACAACAACTTCTTTTACTACAACGTTTAGCACTAGTAGAAACACGAACACTGTATTTGCAACAACAAGAAGCACAAACACTGTATTTAATACAAGTACAGCTACAATAACTGCATATACAACAACTTTTGAAACTAATAAAAGTACAACTACTACTTTTGAAACTACAAGAAATACACAATTACAAGAAACTAATAAGAGTACAACTACGGTATATACAACAACGTTTAACACAAGTACTATAACTTCTCAGTCGACTACCACGACTTTTAACACGACTACAGCTACTGTAACAACTTTCAATACAAGTACTACAACAGCGTATAACACAAGTACTGCAACTAGTGTGTCTACATCAAGAAGTACAACAACGACTTTTGAAACTACAAAAAATACTACAACTGAGTATAACACTAGTACAAATACAACTACAACTTTTAATACGTCAACAAATACAATTACGGTATTTAACACGAGTACAGCTACAACAAAATCTACTTTAACAGCTTATACAACTAGTAGAAGTACTACAACAACGTTTGAAACGACAAGAAGCACGAATACAGAATATACTACTACGTTTGAAACAACAAGATCAACAAGTACTGTTTATAATACAAGCACTAATACAACAACTGTATTTAATACGTCAACATCAACTACGACAACATTTAATACGAGTACGAGTACTACAACAACATTCAACACTAGTACAAGTACAGTTACAGAATATAATACAACAACGTCAACTATAACAACGTTTAATACATCAACATCAACTGTAACAACGTTTAATACATCAACAACAACGACGACTGAATATAATACAACTAGAAGTACTACGACAACGTTTAGTACGAATAGAAATACAACTACTGAATATAACACAAGTAAGAGTACAACAACTACTTACGAAACTTCTAAAACAACGCAGTATAATACAACAACTAGTACAACAACAACGTTTAATACTAGCACGTCTACAACAACAACGTTTAATACAAGCACTTCTACGGTAACTACATATAGTACATCTAGATCTACCACAACGCAATATAATACAACCAGATCTACCACGACAACTTTTGAAACTAGTAAGAGTACTACAACTACGTTTAATACCAGCACGTCAACTGTAACAACTTTTAGTACTAATAAAAATACAACAACAGCATACAATACAAGTACTAGCACCGTTACAACATTTGAAACAAACAGAAGTACAACAACAGTGTTTAATACTATAACAGCTTATACAACAAGTTTTACTACGACGTTTAATACTATAACTACTTGGTATGATCCATCTACTACAGCTAATCAGCCTGGAACTAGAGTGAATCACCCGAGAAGTTAGTATTATATAAAAGCATGTAATAAATATATTATAGAAATTTAAATTTAATTTTATGGAAATGTTTAACAAAAAGGAGCTTGACAATAGGATAGGCCCTTTAAAAAAAGACAAGAAGTTATATGATCTTGAACAAGTTGAAGGTTATGTAATTAGAAAAGCTAGCGAAAGAGGTCTTGAATCTAGCTACGATGTTATGGCAGAAGAAATGCCATACTTTAAAACTTTAGCATATACAGAGTATGCAGGTTGTTTTTATTTGCAACCATTAAACTACAAAATAAGAAACGAACAAATGATTGATGCTGCTCAACCTAGCGGCGAAGGTATTGTAGATTATTCATCTTGGTTTGTAAATAGAATTGTAAATAATTCAGCAAACAAGTATAGTGAAAGAGATGAAAAAGCTTTTGCAAGATATGAACCGAAAGATTATTTAGTAGTTTTACCAGGTTCTAATAAGGTTAGAGAAAATGTATGTTTAAATAGATTGAAACATATAAGAAGTAAACACGGTAATAATGTATACTTTAAACCACATCCTATAACAACACATCAGATTATAGGTGAGCTAAAAGATTTCTTTGGTGAAGAAAATATACTGCCAAGAAATATAAATATGTATTACTATTTACAAAAAGCTAAAGGTGTATATACAACTCACATAAGCGAAAGCGCAGTATATAGTGTTGTTATGAATAAGCATACAGAGCCTATAGATGTTTGGAATAATATACAACGTGGATCTTTTTATTGTATAAATAATCATTTATTATATAATCAAAAAGATGCGAAAAACTTTGTAAATAAAACCTTTTCAAATTATAAATCGGGTATTATAAATCCTGAAATAGATAAAAACTGGAAAGTAAAAGTTGATAAGTACATAGATTATATATGTGCTAAAAGAGAAAAATATAAAGGGTGGTTTGTAAACGAAGCACCGAAAAAATAATTAAATTAAATATTATGGCAAAAAAAGTAACTAAAACAGAATTAGAACAAATTCAAAATTTTGTTAAACAAATTAATAACGGAACTAATCAGTTAGGTCAACTTGAAATACAAAAGCATGGCATATTGCATGTGCTAAGCAATGTTCAAAATGATCTATCTATATTTCAAAACGAACTTAAAGAAAAGTACGGTGACGTAAAAGTTAATTTACAAACTGGAAAATTGGAAAGTAATATAATCAAATAACATGTCACTCGTAAGAAAAATAAGTATAGGCAGAGATTATAAAAATGATGCAATGCATTATTCTGTAGGCCAAGAAGTTTATGGAAATCATATTATATGCGATATAGTTGAAAAAGATGATAAGTTTTCTATATTTATAAAAAAGAATGGAAACGTATTACCTTGGAAAGATTTTAATAAAAATATGGCAATTGCAGTTGAATATAATTTAGAATATTAATGCAAGGTATATTTGATTTTATAATTAAACCTAAAAATAAAAGATACAATAATACAAAACAAATCGGTGATTCAGAGCTTTTGTTAAATTCAGAAATTTCTGATCATCGATATGTTAGTAGAAATGGTATTGTATTAGGCTTACCTAAAGCCGTAGAAACTAATATAAAAATAGGAGATGAAGTAATAGTGCACCATAATGTTTTTAGAAGATGGTATGATGTTAGAGGTATTGAAAAAAATGGTAGAGCATATTATAAAGAAGATAAATATTTTGTAAGATTAGATCAAATATTTTTATATAAACAAAATGATAAATGGATAGCACCAAAAGATTATTGTTTTGTTAAACCAATTATGTCTAATAATATATTATTAAATGAAAAAGAAATTCCTTTGCGCGGTATTATAAAATACGTTGATAAAGAATTAAAAGGTATATATAAAGGAGATTTAGTTGGTTTTACACCAAGCAGTGAATATGAATTTATTGTTGATGGTGAAAGATTATACAGAGTGAACACAAATTCAATATCTATTAAGTATGAACGTCAAGGAACAGAAAAAGAATATAATCCAAGCTGGTTATGAAGCAGTCAAAGAACTTGTTAAAGTTGCAAAAGAGCCGATTGTTGAAACTGATGATGATGTTTCAGCCGATAGACTCAAGAACGCTGCAGCCACTAAAAAGCTCGCAATATTCGATGCATTTGAGATCTTAAATAGAATTGAAATAGAAAAAGCATTGCTTGAAGGAAAAAATATAGAGGAAAAGAAAGAGTCTTTTAAGGGATTTGCAGAAAGAAGATCAAGATAATGTACCAACAATCATTATATAGCGTTATAGAGCCAATAAAAATCAATACGATTAAAAGGCTTAATAAAGCAAAAAAGTGGAAATACGGCTATAATAAAGAGCATGACGTGGTTGTTATAAGCCACACTGGGCAGATAGGAGAGGTGTATAGCATACAAAATTTAAAAATAGCATTACCTAAGCAGCCAAAAGAAGTTTTTAAAGGAAATAATAAATGGGAAGTGCAAGAATACCCAAAAGAATTGCAAAAGTTAAAAACTATATTTGACTGGAAAAATTTACCAAATAATTTTAAAGATAAGTGGAATGGGTATATTGATAGCGAATTTACCAAACGCGATGAAGGTTATTGGTTCTACAACAAGAATGTTCCTACTTATATTACTGGGGCTCATTATATGTACTTGCAGTGGACCAAGATTGATGTTGGGAAGCCAGAGTTTAGGGAAGCAAACAGATTATTCTTTATATTCTGGGAAGCTTGCAAAGCAGATACAAGATGCTACGGAATGTGCTACCTCAAAAATAGACGGAGTGGCTTTTCA